TGCTACTAATGCGGCTAGCTCAGAAACAGCGGCGGCGGCTTCTGCTACAGCGGCAGGAACTTCTTTAACAAACACTAATAGCGCGAGAGATACAGCAGTATCTGCCGCAACTACAGCAGGAAATGCGGCAACAGCTGCAGGACTTTCTGAAACTGCCGCAGAAACTGCAGAAGATAACGCGCAAGATTGGGCAGTAAAAGTAGATGGTATTGTGGACAGTGCTGATTACTCTTCTAAAGCGTGGTCTATCGGCGGAACAGGAGTAACTAACACTGCAAATAAAGGACCAGCAAAAGACTGGGCGATTAAAGCAGAAGACACTACTGTTGATGGAACAAACTTTTCTGCATTACACTACTCTGCAAAATCAGCGGCTAGTGCAACTACAGCTAGCACTGCTGTTACAACAACTAATAACAATAAAGCAGATGCACAAAAACTAGCTATTAACCCTGAAGATTCTCAATTTACATTATCAGATGGAAGCACAACAGGTTATTCAGCATTACACTATAATGCGAAAGCAGAAGATTTTAAAGATAGTGCAAGTGGATTTGCAACTACAGCAACAACACAAGCTACTAAGTCAGAAAACTATGCAGTAAAAGTAGATGGTGTAGTACCAAGCACTTCAGATTACTCATCTAAAGCATGGGCAACAGGTGGTACTGGTGTAGATCACGCTTCAGGTGCAGGTAATGCTAAAGATTGGGCAACTGAAACTACAACTACAGCTGATAACACTGAATATTCTTCTAAAGAGTATGCAATTGGTATTCAAGCAGGTAACACTTCTGGCTCAGCAAAACAGTGGGCCTTAGGTGGCGGTAATTTTGTTATGGCTACTCCTGTCACGGGATCTGGAGGAACTGCTAAATATTCAGCGGCTTATTGGGCAGATCGAGCGGCTAGTACTGTAGCTAATTTTGATGAGTTTTATTATGGTAGTTATGCTTCAGATACATTAGCTGAAAATGCCCATGAAGCGGCAGGTAAAACTGTAAATGTAGGTGATTTGTATTATAATACAGATGATAGTGCTATTAAGTACTGTGTAGCTGTACAAGTAGACCCTGCAACAGTAGGGACATGGCTACCTGTTCAAGCAACTGATACTACTAGCTTCGCTACAAAAGGATTTTCAATCGCAATGTCGATTGCATTATAGGAGACATAATATGACAACACAGCTCTTTAGACGCTATGTAGAACGCGCCATTGGAACCTCGATAACTGGCATTCCAGATGGAACTAACTTTGATTCGTATGATACTATCGTAGGAATTAATCTTGCCAATATTGTAGAACAACAAATAATGGTTGATGTTTATATTACAAACAGCGGTAACAACTATTACATTATTAAAAATGCGCCTATCCCAGCAGGAGGTTCACTTCAACTTCTCGATGGTGGTGCTAAGTTTGTAGTACAATCAGGTGATCAACTTAATATTATATCGGACACTGCAAGTTCACTTGATGTGATTGTATCTGCTGTTGATAACATTAGTGCTTAGAGGAGGGTGATATGGGTTACATTGGTAATCAAGCAAATACAAACTTTTCTTCTTTAGCTAAACAAATTATTACAGGTAATGGTGGTGCAAGTTATACACTTACTACACCAGTCGCTAACGCTAACGAGTTAGAAATATTTGTAAATAACGTAAGACAAGAGCCTGGAGTAGCGTATACCGTTATTGGAACTGCGCTTACTATGACAGGTAACGTAGCAAGCACAGATGACTTTTATGTAGTGTATCAAGGTAAAGCGGTACAGACTACAACTACGCCAGATGGCAGTGTAAGTACAGCTAAGATTGCAGACAATGCTGTGACATCAGCCAAGATTGCAAACGATGCTGTGACATCAGCCAAGATTGCAGATGATGCTGTCACATCAGCCAAGCTGGACGCAATTCTTTCAGCTTTAGTTTTACCAGCGGCGTATGGTGCTGGTTCTGGTGGAACAGAAGCTACATACACAGCTAACGGTAAGAATTATAAGTCGCACACCTTTCTAGCTAACGGAACATTCACTGTAACAACTGCTGGCTTCTTTGATATTATGATGGTTGCTGGTGGCGGTGCTGGCTCTGGATGGCATGGTGGCGGAGGTGGTGCAGGTAACGTAGTTATCATTAACGATACCATTACCGCTAGTGCTTACTCTTTAGTCGTTGGAAGTGGTGGCAATGGAATTGGCGCACAAAGAGGCGAAAATGGCTCAGATACAACTGGCTTTGGTGAATCTGCTTTCGGTGGAGGAGGCGGTGGAGCATACAATATTGTGGCTGGTGGCTCTGGTGGGTGTGGAGGCGCAGGTAGCGCACTGAGTAATGGAGCATACACACAAGGCGGCGCTGGTTGTTCTGGAAAGCTAGGCACAAAAGAAGGTTTCCGTTATGGAAATGCCGCTGGTAACGGATGGTATATTAATCATATGGGTGCTGGCGGTGGCGGTGCTGGCGAAAGAGGTGAAGAAGGTAATAATTCTGCTAAAGCTGGCAATGGTGGCGATGGTATTCCTAACGCATATCGCACAGGCAGTGACGTCTATTACGGCGGTGGTGGTGGAGGTGGCGCTTGGCTAAATGCTACATCTGCTATTGGATTAGGTGGTGCCGGTGGCGGCGGAAACGGCAACTACAATAACGCATCTACTATGACTGCTGGTGCCGCAAATACAGGCGGAGGCGGTGGAGGCTTCGGCGGAAACAACAGCCAAGCTGGTGCTTCTGGCGGGTCTGGAATAATCGTTATTAGGTATGAGGTGTAAGCATGGCATTAAGTAAAATAAGAAATAAGTCCATAAGAGATGATGCAGTTACTGCTAGTAAAATATCTGGTTCTATTCCTGCAACACGATTAACAGGCCCATTACCTGCGATAGATGGCTCTGCTTTAACAGGTATTGAGGCAGGGGGAAACCCGCCTACAATGCAAGTATTCACATCAAATGGTACTTGGACAAAACCTGCTGGCTGTAAAACTATTAAAGTTACAGTTGTAGGCGGCGGCGGCGGTAGCGGTGGCGCTCGTTCTGCTACCGGTGGTACTGCTTATAGTGGTGGTGGCGGTGCTGGTGGCCTAGCTATTGAATATATCGATGTTACTAGTGTTACATCTGTCTCAGTGACTAGAGGTAATGGTGGCGGCGGGGGCGGCAATTCTGGTGGTACTGGTGGTACTGGTGGAACATCTTCGTTTGGTAGTTATTGTTCAGCAAGTGGCGGCGGCGGCGGTCAAGGCAGAGCAGGTTCAAATGGTTATGCTTATGGTGGTACAGGTGGAAGTGGCTCTAGCAGTAATATTAACTGTAGAGGCGGTTCTTCTGGGTTTGATGGGCATGGCGGTGATAGCTTTTTCGGCGGTGGTCGTACTAGAAATAATGGTCAAAGTAATGGTGTTACTGGAGCTAAAGGCGGTGGTGCTGGCGGCGCTACGGCGTCCAATAGTGAACGAAGAAGTGGCGCATCAGGTGGTACCGGACTCGTTGTAGTAGAGGAGTTTTACTAAGATGAAAGCTTTAATTTTTGAAAATAAAGTAATTCAAATAGAGCAAGATGAAAACGTGTTTGAAGTACATCCTAGTATGCAATGGGTAGATTGTATTAATAGCGTTGAAGTTGATTTTGATTATGATGGAACATCTTTTTCTGCACCAGCAGGGTTATCTTCAGATGAGTTATTGATGGAACTTCGCACAGAACGTAACCGCTTGTTAGCTGAGACAGATTATTGGACGCTATCAGACACACCTGATGCTACAGACGCACAGTTAGCGTACCGAATTGAATTACGAAATATACCTTTGACCTACACATCACTCGATGATGTTGTATGGCCTGAAAAACCTTAAGGAGGAATAAATGCCCTATATAGGTAAAGCACCTCTTGCAGGTGACTTCAAAAAACTAGGCTCACTCACAGCCTCTGCAACAGCTACTTATGCACTCACTTATAATAGTGCGGAATTTAAGCCAGCCAATGCAGAGTCACTTATAGTATCCGTTAATGGTGTGACACAAGCACCTGTAGATGCTTATAGCGTGGGTGGTTCTAACATTATCTTTAGTGAGAATCTCTCAGCTTCAGATACAATAGACTACATTCTTGCACTCGGAGAAGTAGGTAATAGCACAGTACCAGCAAATAACTCTGTCACTACAGAAAAACTCAGTAGTACAATTAGTCGTGGTGGTGCAGCAAACATTCGAGTTAACCCTAACAGCCTTACAGTAGACACAACGATTGCCAGTGGTGAGAACGCTCTTGTAGCGGGACCATTCACACTAAGCGCAGAGTTGACTGTTAATGGCACTTTTACGGTGGCTTAAATGAGTAAATTATATGTAAATGAAATAGCACCTAAGACTGCTGGGACATATCCAGTTATCTCAGAGATGCCTTTACCAGTTTTCTGTGCGTCACACTCAGGCGCAATGTC